AGGTTTGCGGTGATGCCGAGGTTTGGGGCAATGCCGAGGTCTTTTCTGCAAGTCATGTGTTAGTGATCGGTGCTATTGGTAGTCGGGACGATTTCACAACATTCTTTAGAGATAAAGACAATGAAATTACTGTTAAGTGTGGTTGCTTCCTTGGTAAGATTGATAAATTTCTTGAAAAGGTCACACAGACACATGGTGATTCTAAGTATGCATTAGTTTACAGAGCAGCAGTTGAGGTCGCAAGATTACAGATTGACCTTTCAGGTGAAGCACCAAAGGACGCTGATGAATAATGAATGATCTTCAATTCATGCCACATCAGGAAGAGGTGCTGAACTTGACTGATGATAAAAACAGGTGCGCTTACTATCTGGATATGGGGCTTGGTAAAACATTTGTCGGTGCTGAAAAAATGTATCTCCTGAATAACAATGTGAACCTGATCGTATGCCAGAAGTCAAAGATTGAGGACTGGGTTGACCATATTAGAACATTTTATCCGGAATATTGGGTGATGGACCTGACCAATAAAAACGATAGTTCGGTATTCCGGAAGATCATGGAAAGCAAAGGAATTTATGAATTTACGAGTCAGATTGTCGGTGTGATCAACTATGATTTGATATTCAGGCGTTCATATATTGCCCATATAACAGATTTTACATTGATGCTTGACGAGAGTTCGCTGATCTGTAACGAGAACGCAAAACGGTCAAAATTCATTCTGAAACTGCATCCGGAAAGCGTGATCCTGTTATCCGGCACACCAACAGCCGGGAAGTATGAAAGACTATGGTCACAGCTCCGTCTACTCGGTTGGGATATTACAAAAAAAGCTTTTTATGCTTCCTATGTTCAGACCGAGTGGGTGGAACAGGGTGATTTTAAACGGGAAGTGATTACAGGATATAAGCACGTTGAACACCTGAAGAAAAGACTGGCACAATTCGGTGCAGTGTTTATGAAAACTGAAGAAGTAATTGAACTTCCTGAACAGACCGAACAAAAGATTTTCCTGAATGTTACCAATGAATATAAGTTTTTTATCAAGCATGACTATCTGGAACTGGATACCAAAAATTTAGTCAGATTTAAAGATGATTCGGACTATTACGGTGAAGATATAACGCCAATGGTTGAACTGATCGGTGATAACAGCCTGACGAAAACATTGTATTGCAGACAGTTGTGCGGACAGTGGCATAAAAGTAAGCAGGACGCTTTCCGGGACTTGCTGGAATCTACGGAAGACCGAGTTATTGTGTTCTACAACTTTAATGAAGAATTAAGCAGACTGACCAAAATCTGTGATGCACTGGAAAGACCATATTGTGCAGTAAACGGTCAGTGCCGAGACCTTAGAGCATATGAAAAATACGACAATTCAGTAACGTTTGTGCAGTACCAGGCTGGTGCAATGGGGTTGAATTTACAGAGAGCGAACAAAATCATATATTTCACGCTGCCACTCGGAAAGGGATCTTGTGACTTGTGGGAACAGTCAAAGAAGCGTATACACAGAATCGGTCAGAACAGACCATGTTACTACTATTACCTACTGGTAAAGGGAAGTTTTGAAGAAAGGAATCTTGCAGCATTACGGGAAGGGAAGGAATTAACCGATGACTTATTTGAAAAATAAAGTGCTTTTAGGTATGGCAAAGCTGAATATTTTATCATTTCTGATTTCAGCGTGCTTTGTAGATGGACAATCATGGATCCCCTTTTATATCTGTTGCGTAAATACAACCTGGCTGACATTATTCGGTTATGCAAACAATTGGTTTGAAGGTGGTGATGAATTATGACGTGTGGTGATTGTGTAGAAAAGAACCGGTGTATGGAACGATCACGGGATTATTGCTGTACATCATTTAAAAAGAAGAAGGTGAGCGAATGCCTGCAGAAAAAAACTTTGAGAACAAAGTAAAAAGATACCTGGATGATTATGGTTGCTGGTGGCTAAAATACTGGGGCGGTGCAGCTTATACGAAAAAAGGGATACCTGACATACTGTGTTGTTCTGATGGTATGTTCCTCGGTATAGAGGTAAAAGCTCCAAACGGTAAGCCGAGCCTATTACAGTTGTATAATCTGCAAGAAATCAGAGCGTCTGGCGGTTATGGGATTTTACTATATCCAAAGGATTTTGAAAAGTTCAGAGAGTTCAATGAACACAAAGAACAGGATAATGCTTGGTATCTCGAAAATATAAAATACCAGTCAGACTGGAAAAAGAAGTTAGAAAAGGAGAGTTAAAATGGCAAGAACAGAACAGATTAAATATTTCCGTAAAGTGATGCTTTCCACGGAAAGAGAGGGAATGGAAGATCTACTGGGTTTCATGCAGGAGCTTGGATTTTATGATGCTCCGGCGTCTGGTGGGAATCATTGCTGTAAAGACGGCGGCCTTCTGGAGCATACAGTAAATGTTATGCAGTATGCAGAAAAAATCGGTGTGACATTACTCGGAGGTGAGGCATACGACAAGATTCACAACAGTGTGATTATTGCAGCCGGATTGCATGATCTCGGTAAGTGTGGGAGATATGGAAGTCCGTATTATGTGGAGAACATGATCCAGGATGGAAGACCAACCAAAAAAAATCCGGAACAGAAGTATAAGAGATCTGAAGCAAAACCTTTTAAAGTCAGCCCGGATTTATGCCACATTGACCACCCGCTCAGATCAGTAGAGCTGGCAGCACGTTACATAGATCTTACTGAGGAAGAGGAACATGCTATTTTCTACCATGACGGGGCATATGGTAGTCTGGCGTATGATCTGAAAGGGCATGAAGAGGTTGTACAGATTATTGTACACTTTGCAGATTTCTGGGCGGCCCAGTTCCTTGAACCGGGAAAACTCGACAGATTCAATGAAACAGGTGTACCGGAAGAATCAGGTACTGTGAAAGAAGGTGATGAATAATGCAGTATCAGGTATACAAAGAAGATACCGGAGAAATGGTTGCATGGATTGATCCAGAGAGCATAGTGCAGATTGTCAAAAATGGGTATGCAATCAAATGTGGTGAAAATTTAAAAGCTAATGAAAGTGAGGATGAAGAAAATGAGTAGTGCAAAGAAACACAAACAGAGAAGTCACAGAAGTTACAGAAATAATGTTGCAACCGCTGAACATTTTCAGAACAGACAGGTCCTGAAGGTGTCACAGCAGAATGTGATGAAAGAAAAGGGTAATCTTTTCACGAAGTTAATGGGCTTATTTAAGAAAGGGGATAAATAAACATGGCACAGATGGTTTTGATTATGGGTGAATCCGGTACAGGAAAAAGTACCAGTATGAGAAATTGCGATCCGGAAACAACAGCGATCGTTAATCCGGTCGGTAAGCCGTTACCGTTCAAGGGTAAATTTACAACTCTGAACGGTGAAACGGAATCACGTAAAATCTGCAAATTCATGAAGGAACAGGCAGCCGCCGGAAAGAAACTGATTGTGGTTGATGACTTCCAGTATATCCTTTCCGTTCCGTACATGAATCGTATTAAGGAAAACGGATGGGATAAGTGGAATGACTTTGGTGCAAATTACTTTGAGATTATTGAGGTCTGCAAGAGTCTTCCAGATGATGTGATCGTTGCTTACCTGAGTCATTCCGAAACCCTTGAAAACGGTGTGACCACCATTAAGCTGATTGGAAAATTGCTCCGTGAGAAAATCACGATCGAAGGACTTTTCACAATCGTCCTTAGGACCGGCGTGAACGAAGGAAAGTATTATTTCTACACACAGAATAGTGGAAAAGACACAGTGAAGAGTCCGATCGGGATGTTTCCGGCATACGCCATTGATAATGATTTGAATTATGTAGCCGATAAGATCCGCAATTTCTATGAAATGGGAGACTATAAGACGGATGCCGAAATGGAACAAGCTGATCAGGATGTTGCCTCTGATCTTGAAAAACCGGAAGGAAGAAGCAGACGGACAAGAGGAAAAAAAGCGGATTCAGTTCAGGGAGAAGCACCGGAAGAAAAGACCGGAAGAACACGCAAGAGCAGATCAGAGGTTCAGGCAGAGAATGAACAGAAGATTGAAGAATATGATGCAAAGGTCAATGAAGCTTTGGATGAGGCTTTTCCTGGACAGGAAGAAGTCCCGTTTGATGAAGCCGCAGACGTTGCTGATACAGTACCGCAGCCAGATTTACAGAAACCACCGAGAAGAACACGTAAGGAAAGAAATGCTGAAAAAGCGGATTCTGAATCCATCACACTGGACACAGACACATATTTCTATATTCCTGCTGACGATAACTATGTGATGAAACACGCTGGCGATACTTCACCGGAAGGTGGAGAGGTAATCACCAAGGAAGAATTTAATGCAGGTGTCAAAAGACTTGCACAGGAGAAAACCACTGTATCTGATGAACCTTTAGACGGTGCTATGAACCAACCTGAACAGCATGTTAGGGGTCAGAGACGTAGAAGAAGATCATAGTAAATATAAATTTATTTTTAAGAAAGACGAGGTAAAAAATTATGGCAGTAGATTTTAGCGCATTTGATGAACAGGTAGATCTGGAAGAGTTACAGAAAGAGGTTCAGGACGCTCCTGAAACAAACTTTACGGATGTTCCGGACGGGGAATACGAAGTAAGCTTTGACAACATGGAAATCAAAGAGACAAAGGCGAAGGACAAGCTAATGTTCTCAGTCCAGTGTAATATTCTGGACGGTGATCAGAAAGGAAGAAAGATTTTCTTTAACCGGACGATTTCCGGAAATACTTCACCGAAGTGGACGAATGCAATGGCGATCAAGTCAGTTATTACATGGCTGGACAAGCTGGAAACAGAGACAATCCCGGAATTTGTAAATTATGCGGACTTTGCGGACTGTGTTCTGGATATCTTCCAGGAAGTACAGGGAAAAGTTGGAGCAGCAGTTACATATAAAGCCAACAACTTCAACCAGATTGTTATCAATGAAGCATTTGATATGTAAAAAGTACACCCGGAGGTTTATCCTCCGGGAATAAAAAGGTAGGTGTGATAATCATTATTTTCTATGATTTTGAAGTTTTTGAGTATGACTGGCTTGCTGTACTCATCGACGTAACTGCAAAAAAAGAATATGTGATAATCAATAACCGTGATGAGCTAAAATCCTTATATGAAGCAAATAGGAAGGACATATGGGTTGGATTTAACAACCGACATTATGACCAATATATATTTAAGGGTATTCTGCTTGGTATGAATCCGAAAAAGATCAATGACTGGATCATCATAGATAAAAAGGAAGGATGGCAATATTCAAGAGCATTCAATAAGATTCCAATGATCAATTACGACGTAATGCCGAACCCTCCGGTCGGTCTGAAAACCCTGGAAGGGTTCATGGGAGCCAATATCAAGGAAACAGATGTGGACTTCCGGATCAGGAGAAGATTGACACAGGAAGAGATCCAGCAGACAGTTAAGTATTGTCGGCATGACGTAGAACAGACCATTGAAGTGTTTCTTAAAAAGATCAGTGAATTTAATGCAATGCATGGGATTATCCAGGCATTTCCGGATATTGTCGGACTGTCTGATATCGGAGACAGTGAGGCAAGAATCGCGGCAAAAGTCCTTGGATGTACCAGAAGATACTTTGAAGATGAATTTGACTTTTTCTTCTTGCCGTGTCTGAGACTGAAAAAATACAAATATGTTCAGGACTGGTTTGAACAGAAGAGGCAAGAAGCACTGTCTATGGATCTGGCACATAAGGACAAATATTTAAAGCAAGCTTGGTATAAATCACAGAACCTTGAAACAATCGTGGCTGGAATACCGCACACATTTGGTTTTGGTGGTCTACATGGTGCGCCGGATAAGCCGGTACACCGGAAAGGTCAGATTCTTCACGTAGATGTAAATAACTACTATCCATCATTGTTGATTGCATGGATGTTAGTTACAAGAGCAGCAACAAACGATAATTTTAAATTGGTATACGATACCAGAAAAACCATGAAGAAAAAGCAGATTGCAGCTGCTAAGGCTGGAAACAAAGCAGAAGCGAAACGATGGAAAAAAGCACAGCTCCCTTATAAGAAAATCCTGAACGCCCTGAGCGGTGCAATGAAGGACGCAACTAATGCTGCATATGATCCGCGAAACAATAACTGTATGTGTATCAACGGTCAGCTGATGTTGCTAGATCTGATTGAGCATCTGGAAGCCGTACCGGGACTTGAACTGATTCAGAGTAATACAGATGGTCTGATTATCTGGATTCCTGACACTGATGAAGCCTTTAATATGGTTGATGATATTTGTTGGGAATGGGAGCAGCGTTGTTCCACTGAACAGTGTTCAATTTTGCTTGAACTGGATAATATCTCAGAAATCTATCAGAAGGATGTTAATAACTATTTGTGGGTTGATGTTGACGGTGGTGTTGAAAGAATCGGGGCGTATGTGAAAGAACTTTCACCGATAGACAATGATCTGCCAATTCTGAATAAAGCACTGGTTGACTACATGGTACATAAGACACCGGTAGAGCAGACTATCAATCAGTGTAACGACCTGATCATGTTCCAGAAGATTGTGAAGCTGTCAGATAAATATGATTTTGTAGAGCATGAACATGGAAATGGTCAGGTTGTGAGATCAACAAAGCACCGAGATGGTACATGAACAGAGTTATGGTCATATCCGGCACTGAAAGAATACTATTATAAATCTTATCGAGTTTTTGCATCTAACCGAATGAGTGACGGAAGGTTGCTGAAAAGAAAGATAGAAAAACCAAAGGGTGAAAAATTCGGAAACACACCTGATCACAGCTTTATCACTAATGATTCAGTGGTCAGGGTTAAAGTACCACCAGCACTTGATAAACAGTGGTATATAGATTTAGCAAAGAAGAGATTGAAGCAGTTCGGAATTACAGCATAACGGAAGGTGAAAATATGACAGACATTACAATCAAATATGATCATGGTCAGATGCTTATCCACTTAGATAATTTTTTATCTGATAGGAAAATTTCAGAGGTCCGCAAGCTGATTAAATTGATCAGACAGAGTTACACACCTGAATGTGAAGAACAGATAAAAGAATATATACAGTGTGGAGTAAAAGAGTTGGACAACATTATAATGATTACAGAAAAGAGAATTGACCGGAATGAGGCAGAAGTGAAAGACGCAGAAAAGGATCTGAAGACCTGGTTATATTTTCGATCACTTCATAAGAAGGGGAGTGATGGTTACAAGCATTACATGATGAAAGTTAAAGAAGGTCGGGATATGTTAAAAGATAAAAAGGCGGATTTGAGATCAGCCGAAAAGGAATACGAGGACAGCATCAGAGACAAAAAATTTTTCAGTAAGTTACTGTCAGGGATATTCAGTTAAAGGATGGTGAAATGTGGTGCTATACAAGGGGTACATAAAGACAAAAGGCAAGAAAGCGATCGAAGCGTTCAAAGACAAAAAGAAATACCGGACATACGATGAAGTGAAAGATCTGGACGGATTCGGCGGCGTGCTTGCCGAGGACACCATCCTGATTGACATAGATGATACTGAACAGTCTGAAATCTTAATGAATATTGTAGAAGAATTACAGCTTGACTGCCGGGTATATCAGACTTCCAGAGGACGGCATTTTCTTTTTAAGAATCACAGCATTACCAGAAATCGGACACATGTACCTCTTGCGGTAGGTCTGACGGCAGACATCAAGCTTGGTTCACGATCCAGTTATGAAGTCATTAAGATTAACGGTGAGGAACGGTTTTGTGAATGGGACATTGTGGATGGTGGTGAGTACCAGGAAGTACCAAAATGGTTGTTTCCAGTTCGTACAAGTGCCGATTTCCTTGACATGGATGCCGGGGACGGACGCAATCAGGCACTATTTAATTATATCCTGACTCTTACGGCGAATGATTTTTCTGTGGATGAGACACGGGAATGCATCCGGATCCTGAACCGATTCGTCCTGAAAGAACCACTTTCTGATGATGAGCTGGAAGTGATTCTCAGGGACGAAGCGTTTCAGAAACCAGTCTTTTTCCTTGATAAGACTTTTCTGTTTAACCGGTTCGCTACCTGGCTGAAGAACAATGAAAATGTAGTCAGTATAAGCAATCAGCTGCATATTTACAGAGATGGAATCTATCAGGTTGGGTACAAAGCTATTGAACAGGCCATGATCGACCAGATACCAAACCTGAAGAAGACACAGAGAAGAGAAGTCCTAGAATATATGGAATTGATCGCAGAAGAGAAAAAACAGGCAGATGCCCGTTATATAGCGTTTAGGAACGGTGTGTTGGATATTGTGACCGGACAGATGCAGCTATTCAGTCCAGATCTGGTTGTCACTAACCGGATTCCATGGGACTACAATCCTGACGCATATAGTGAGCTGGCAGATAGCACACTGGACAAACTGGCTTGCGGAGATAAGCCGATCCGGGCATTACTGGAAGAATGTATCGGTTATTGTTTTTACAGAAGAAATGAGCTTGGAAAAGCTTTCATCCTGACAGGAGATAAGTCCAACGGTAAGAGTACATTTCTGGATTGTGTAAAGGCAATTCTCGGAGAAGATAACATATCAGCTCTGGACCTCAAAGAGCTGGGGGATAGGTTCAGCACATCCATGATGTTCGGGAAACTGGCAAATATTGGTGATGATATCGGAGATGACTTTCTGCAGGGTGGACAGGTCGCCACATTCAAGAAAGTTGTCACAGGTAACAGAATCAAAGCAGAACGAAAAGGTCAGGATCCATTTGAGTTCAACCCTTACGTAAAGCTGTTATTTTCAGCGAATGACATACCGAGAATGAAAGATAAGACCGGGGCGGTACTGCGTAGGTTGGTGATCATCCCGTTCAATGCAAGGTTCACCAAGTATTTACCAAGTGGTGAGATTGATCCGGACTACAACCCGTATATTAAATATGAACTCATTGAACAAAGTTCACTGGAATATCTAATCAGGGTTGGAGTGGAAGGTCTGAGAAGAATCATCGAAAATAATGAGTTCACGAAGTCAGACAAGGTGACAGAACAGATAAATGAGTATGAGAATGAGAATAATCCAATCAAAGCATTTATTGATGATTGTGGTGTTGAAATGATTGAGAACGAACCAACTGGTGACGTATACCGCAGGTATCAAATATTCTGTGCGGATTGTGGTATGCAGCCAATGTCAAATATCGTATTCAGCAAACAGATCAATAAGCGGTTAGGCTTTGAGGTAGAGGTTACAAAAATAAGCGGTAAATCAATCCGGGTATTCAGGAGGGTATAGAGATGAGACTGATTGATGCAGATGCATGGATGGAATCTATCGATCCGGTAGAGCTTATTTTCTCCAATGTAGACGTTGTTAATACGCTGAATCATGTACCAACGGCATATGACATAGACAGAGTGATGGAACAACTGAGTCTGGAACGGTCAAAGGCAGCCATATCTTTGAGCGAAAGTAAAGGAACAGCTTATGAGTTTTGCGATCGTTGTGTTCTGGATGCTTATGAAAAGGCGATAGCAATTGTGAAGCGAGGTGGACTGGATGAAAGTTAAGATCGAAGACTTCTTACTGGCAATGGGAGATTATTGCAGAGAGCATAGTCCTGAAGAGTGCGCTTCTTGCAAAATGAGTGTAGATCATGAAGATCCGGGCGATGGTACAGTTTTTTATGGATGCGCTATGTTTGGATGTGAGTATCCAAAATATGCCAAGAAGGTGAAAAAAGAAATTTTGAAGTACATGAAAGAAAAGGGGAAAAACCAATGATTAAAGGCAAAGCAAAAATGGAGTTCGGAACAGGTGATATCAGAATGACTGGCGCTTTGAGCGGTGGCATCGGAGCATTGTGCTGTATTACACAGGAACCACATGAGATAGGTGAAAAAATTCCAGTTGAAGATACATGGGATACAGAGCAGGCGGAAGTTGTCCTGACATTCACAAAGACGGAAAGCATAGATGCACTCATAGCAGAATTGCAAGATGTAAAAGCAATGATGAATGGAAGTTATCCATTTGAGAACGTAAGTGTCAGGCAAAAAGATTTGGATTTTGACGCCTTCATGCATATAGAGAACAATCAAATTTATCGTGATTTCATGAAGAAAGGCAGAGAATAATGAGTAACGGATGGATTCCAACAGCAGAGAGGCTTCCGGGGCATAGAGAATTTATAGAGGCCTATGATTCAAGTAACTATGGTGCAGCGGAGTTTCTGGTCACAATCGAAGGAGCAGATAAGGTTGTGGCGTGGATGCCGCTTCCGGAAAGGTATAAGGGATAAATGGAAGAGGATAAATACACAATGTATGTGGTAAAAAAGATTTGTATATGGATGATAACAGCTATAACCATTCTGATAGCAATGAAATGGACGGGATCAGCGTGGTGTTTATGGGCGTTTTGTATCCCAGCAATATTGGAGTAACGGTATGGAAAAGACATACAAAGAGATAAGTCAGGAACAGGAACGATACTTGTCGGAATGGAGGAAAAGAGCATTGTACAAGAATCAGGAGGGGTATCATGATCCGACAGCCGGAAAAGCAATGGCACAAATTAACGCTGACATTGCTGACCGCAACCATAAATTAAATCAAGTTTTCCGGGACATTGCCGAGATCGCCGGATTTGAAATTGTTGGTAGAGTTACACTGAAACACAAAAAGTCAGGAAAAATTTTTCGGTGATACGTGGTAGTAGTGGGTTTTCTACGGTATAGTCTACGGTTGGTTACGGTATCTGTCTACGGTTCAAACCATTGTAAATACTGGCGGTTACGGTTGTCTACGGTATATTTTAATTTCTTTATTATTTTATATTTTTATTAGTATACTAAGAGAGATAGAGTATAAAAAGTAAAAATATAAGAATATATAGGACATGAACCGTAGAACCGTAGACGGAAATAGCGCAACCCCTTGTAAACACTGACAAAAACGGGGTTACAGTTGATCTTTTTTAATGTGTAACCAAGTGTAACTTACTGTAACCGGTAGAAAGGAAGGAAAAAATGACAAAAATGAGGTATCTGACAGCATTAGAATATCTGAGTCAATTGAAAATTCTTGATATCCAGATTGACCAGGATATTGAAAGACTGTCAGAAATGAAACTGAATGCAATTGACGGCGGTGTGATAGATTACAGTAAAGAACGGGTGCAAACATCACAGTCCGGTGACAAGCTCTGTAAGGAAGTTGTCAATTATGTAAATTACGGCGAAAAAATCAATCAGGAGATTGACGAGTATGTAGCAGCCAAGGAACAGATCATCCGGGAAATCCGGGAACTCAGAAATGCAGAATACATTCAGGTACTGTATAAAGTGTATGTCCAGTACAAAAATTTGAAGACTGCCGCGGTAGAGATGCAGAGATCGTACAATAATGTGATCCTGATACATAAACAGGCACTCAAAGAGTTCAAAAATCTGCATCCGAGATTATACTACTTGTGCTGAATGTTGTTAAAAGTGATTCATAGTGATATACAAGAAATTGTATGTGATAGGTATATCTGATATAATATATTGTGTAAAAAACGGTTGCGAGTAAAAAAAATTACTCGCAATTTTTATATTGTCAATTTCTTTTGTGCTGTATGGTGTGCCTCCTTGTACCCTACAGCACTTTTTGTCATAGAAAATTTAGAAAATTCAGAAAGGCGGTGTTGCAGAATGGCGAAGCTTACGGAAAAACAGAAAAGATTCTGTGATGAATACCTGATTGACCTGAATGCAACACAGGCGGCAATAAGGGCGGGGTATTCAGCAAGGACGGCAAATGAACAGGGAGCGAGATTGTTAGCAAATGTTAGTGTTCAGGAGTATATCGCACGAAAGATGGCAGAACGGTCACGAAGAACCGGAGTCAATCAGGACCGTGTTGTCCTGGAATTGGCGAAGATTGCATTTGTGAAGATGACCGATGTAGTCAACAGTAACGGTGAGATCAAAGCAGATGCGAGTCCGGATGATCTTTCCTGTATTGAATCAATCAAATACAAGGAGTCTGACAATGAGTTCGGAGGTAGTGTTGAAAGAGAGGTCAAGATTGGTTCTAAACTCAAAGCCCTTGAACTGCTTGGTAAGCATCTTGGAATGTGGAATGATAAGCTGGATGTGAATGTGACAGCCCCTATTGTTATTTCAGGAGCAGACGCACTTGAGGACTAAATACAGGCAGCCATCAAGTCAATATGTATTTGGTTATCAGAAGTTCATTCTGATGCCGGAAGATTACAAGGCTACAAAGTCTGGTAAGGTCAATGTGAAACTACCGGAAGTAGTCGGTAAGGGTTACGGTACATTTTGGCGGTGGAAAGGTAGATACCGGGCAGTCAAAGGTTCACGTGCATCTAAGAAGTCAAAGACTACAGCATTATGGTACATCACCAATATGATGAAGTACCCTGATGCTAACACCTTAGTTGTAAGAAAAACTTACAGAACACTAAAGGATTCCTGTTTTACTGAACTTAAATGGGCTATACATCGACTTGGTGTTGATGCTTTTTGGGATATAAAAGAATCACCACTTGAAATGACGTATAAGCCAACCGGTCAGAAGATCTATTTCCGAGGTCTTGACGATCCGCTGAAAGTAACGTCTATCACAGTAGATCAAGGTGTATTGTGTTGGATGTGGATTGAAGAAGCATATGAAATTAGTTCAGAGGATGATTTCAATATGCTTGATGAATCTATTCGTGGTGCAATTCCGGAAGGTTCAGACCTGTTCAAACAGATTACAGTAACATTCAACCCATGGAACGAGCATCACTGGCTGAAGAAGAGATTCTTCGACAGTCCGGATGATGAGACACTGGCGATCACAACCACATATAAGTGCAATGAGTGGCTGGATAAAGCCGATCTTAAGGTTTTTGAGACCATGAAGAGGCAGAACCCACGGCGCTATGCAGTCGCCGGACTAGGTGGCTGGGGTATTGTGGATGGTCTGGTTTATGAGAATTGGCATGAAGAAGCCTTTACACTGGAACAGATCAGACAGCAATACAGTATTGATTCAGCATTCGGTCTTGACTTTGGTTATACAAATGATCCATCTGCATTATTTTGTGGATTCATTGACACGAAGAACAAAAAGATATTCGTGTATGATGAAATGTATGCAGCAGGTCTTTCCAATGAGCGAATATATCAGAATATCACTGATATGGGCTATGCAAAGGAAAGAATCACAGCAGATTCTGCAGAACCAAAGTCTATTGATCAGTTGAAGGGCTATGGACTCAGGATCAAGGGAGCTGATAAGGGCAAGGATAGCATCAACAATGGTATTCAGTTCATTCAGGACTATGAGATCATCATACATCCGAGGTGTGTTAATTTCCTGACCGAGATCAGCAACTATACGTGGGACAAGGACAAGTTCGGAAACAAGCTGAATCGTCCGATTGATGACTTCAATCATCTGATGGACGCAATGCGATACGCATTGGAAAAATATATCAAGAAAGGTAACGGCTGGTTATTCTAGCCGGGAGGTATACAAAATGTTAATTTTAGGTACAGAATATGGTCTGATCAGAGATGATGAGACACTGGAAGAGACATTGCATGACGGTGAGTGTGCAATCTACACGAAGCTGATAAAGATTAGAGCAATGGAGAAAATGCTGGAACCGTCAGCATCAAAAGAAGATAAGAGAACCAGATACAATGAAGTGTTGAGGCATGAAGTGATTCATGCTTTTTTTAATGAGTGTGGACTTGCGGAATACTGTAATGATGAACAGCTGGTACAGTGGATTGCGGTACAGTTCCCGAAAATTCTGAAAGTATTCCAGGGACTTAACTGTATAGATTAACAGGAAAGAGGTGATAAGGTGCTTACAGTTGATGAAATCAAGATGTTCATTGATGAAGATGCTGCATCAGTGAAAAAGCATTTTGCAAGAATAGGTGAACGCTATTTTGACGGTGATCACGACATTAAAAATTACAGAATGTTTTACTTCAATTCTGATGGTCAGCTTGTGGAAGATACAAGTCGGGCAAATGTGAGAATACCGCACCCATTCTTTAAGGAACTGACAGAACAGGGTACACAGTACACCCTTTCAGGTTCAGACGGTTTTGTATTCAGTGATGTGCCTGAATTGCAGAGTGAACTTGATGCAAGATTCAATAACAATGATGATTTTATTGATGAACTGTCAGAAACACTTACAGACTGTCAGACAAAAGGTTTTGCTTATATGTACGCTATGAAAGACAGCACTGACAAGCTGAAATTCACGTGTGCTGACAGTATCGGTGTTGTGGAAGTAGAAGCACGATTTGCAGAAGATAAGAAAGACCATGTAATTTACTGGTACGTTGACCGGGTTGACAAGGAAGGTCACAGAATCAAGAAAATTATGGACTGGGATGATGAACAGGTTGTTTATTATGTTCAGACAGATGAAGGGGAAATACAGCTTGACGATAAAGCCAAGGTGAACCCAAGACCACATATACTGTATCAGGTTGATGGTGATGATAATACTTATATTGATTCACTTGGTTTCTTGCCATTCTTCCGGTTGGATAATAACAAGAAACAGTTCAGCAACCTGAAAGCAGTAAAAGACCTGATTGATGATTATGACCTTATGGCATCCAGTCTTTCCAATAACCTGATTGACTTTGACCATCCATTATATGCGGTCAAAGGGTTTGAAGGTGATAACCTTGATGAATTGCAGCAGAATCTTAAGACAAAAAAGATTGTTGGTGTTGGTTCAGATGGCGGTATTGAAGTACATACAGTAGATGTACCGTATGAAGCCCGAAAGGTCAAGTTGGAACTTGATGAAAAGAACATATACCGTTTTGGTATGGGACTGAACTTGTCAGGTTTGAAAGATACATCAGCAACAACCAATATTGCAATCAAAGCAGCCTATTCACTGCTTGACCTTAGATGTAAACACCTTGAAAGGAGTATCAAGCGGTTCTTGCGTAAGATCGTAGCAGTCTGTATTGATGAAATCAATCAGCAGAACGGTACAGATTATCAGATCACAGATGTTTATTTTGAGTTCACCCACGAAGTAATGAGTAATGAACAGGAAAATGAACAGAATGAACTTACAGAAGCACAGAAACAACAGGTGCAGATCAACACCCTGTTATCACTGGCACAGATTTTTGGTAATGATCTGACCATTCAGTATATATGTGACGTTCTTGATCTTGATTATGAAAAGGTGAAGGACAAATTACCGGATGATGAAGCTGATAAGGTGCAGCAGGTGCAAGATGATCTTGATTCTATTATACCGGATGATGAAGGTGGTGGAATAGGTGAACAAGGCACAGAAGGAAGTACAACAGGCACAGCTTAATGATGAAAAGAAAGTAATCAAGCTGTTAGAACTGGTATATGAACAGGCGAAAAAGGATTGTGAACAGAAAATTAGGGAACTGTCTGCAAGGACAGATCTTGAAAATCTGCAAAGTATAGTATACCAAAAGGAATATCAGCAAATGATGGTTGATCAGCTTGAAGCAATGCTCTATGACCTACATGAAGGTCAATTTACAACCATTGCTGATTACTTGGAACAGTCATATATCAACGGTTACGTTGGTATGTTCTATGATTTGCAAAGTACAGGTATACCGCTTGTAATACCAATTCAGCAAGATCAGGTTGTCAAAGCATTGAAAACCAACAGTAAACTGTCAAGTGGTCTGTATAAGCGTTTGGGTGAAGATGTTGATTATTTGAAACGTTCAATTCGTGCTGAACTTTCAAGAGGGATCAGTAGTGGTTCATCTTGGAATGAAATGGCACTAAGGATTGCTAAGGGTATGAACAGTCCTTTTCGTAAGGCATATAATAATGCAATTCGTATTGCCCGGACGGAAGGACATAGAATACAGAATGAAGCAGCTCTTGACGGTCAGCATGAGGCAAAGAAAAAGGGTGCTGATATAGTCAAACAGTGGGATTCCACGCTTGACGGACGTACAAGGGATGAACACCGGGAATGTGACGGACAGATCCGGGAGATTGATGAACCGTTTGATGTTGGCGGTGAGAAAATGCAAGCACCTGGTATTGGCGGTTCTGCAAAGAACGTCTGTAACTGTCGGTGCTGTTTACTGCAACGTGCAAAATGGGCGCTGGATGAGGATGAGCTGGAAGAGCTGAAAGAACGTGCTGCATTTTTCGGACTGGATAAGTCAAAGGATTTTGAAGAATTTAAGCAGAAATATTGTCAGTTGCCGGAAAATGCTGATACAATGGAAGTACCAAAAGGGCATTCAGAGGCATATGAGTCATTGATGGAAGGACTGAAAGTGAATAAAGTCACCTACAATGAAGTTAAGGATTTAGAAAAGCCATTAACGCCGGATGAGATTATTGACAGATTGGCAGGTGGTGATAAGACGAGAGGTTCGTGTTCTTCACTTGGCTTTGCGTACATTGGCAACAAAGCAGGCTTTGATGTATTGGATTTCAGAGGCGGTAGTTCACAGTCATTCTTTTCAATGAATACCAATATCAAAAAGATGTTAGATTTGCCGAATGTAAGGGGTGAAATATTCAAAGTAAAGAAAGAAGCATCCGATACGGCAAAGCTTATCCGTGATTTAGAATTAAACAAAGAGTATTATATGAGTGTCGGTAGGCACGCCTCAATCATCAGGAATACAGCGGATGGTTTGCAGTATCTTGAACTTCAATCTGCAATAAAAAACGGATGGATGCCGTTTGACAGGTACGGTTCCGTTGTGACTACTTTGCAGAAGAGATTTGGGTGTAGGAAGACTGTTGATAGATTTGCCGGAAAAGTATGGGAGAAAGAAGTGGTTCTCATGGAAGTAGATTCATTTAAGGCGAATAGCGAATTTAAAGAACTTTTGGGGTATATAAATACTGCGGCCAATAAACAAAAGAAAGGAGTGACAGGGAGTGTCAAGTGATGATAGATGGTATAAAAACAATACAGACGATAAGATTTGGTGGAAAGATACCGATTCAGTAGGCGAATGGTTATTCAGCTTTGACAAAAAGCAAGTGTTTAACATGTTTGCTGATTATCCACACAACCTGACACCAGAACAGAAAAAAATCTTTGATGAAGAGAATCCTGAATGGGTTGATTTCTTCAAAGACAGGCAATAAAAAAAGCAAAGGCAAAGAAGTATACACCTTTGCTTTTTTATTATCTATATGACCATTATATGAGGTCAGAAAGGGGGATAAAAGGAACATGAAAGCGTTGCGCACACATTTGGTATTGTAGAAAGGTTTGGTGATCCTGATTATCTCCCAACTATGGGTTAAATAGTATTTTTAAGACATCTGCAAGGGTGTCTTTTATTTTGTCCGAAAAAAGGCTTATGACGTTTAAACTGATGCGGAAATATCCCTTGTCACGGAATATAAACTGACATGATGTGACACACAGTCACAGAGAAGAAAGGAATAGATTATGAAACTGGAAGAGTTATTAAAAGAAAAGCCTGAAGCACTGAAAGCAATTAACGACGCACTTGAAAAAGTAAATGCCGGTCAGGAAGATAAGCTGAAGCACGTTCGTTTTGCCGATCTCTCAGAGGGTGGTTACGTGTCTAAAGACAAATATACCAGTCTTGAAACGGACCTTGCCGGAAAGACTACAGAATTGAATAAGGCAAATGAGCTGATTGCAGAACTGAAAAAATCAGCCGGTAAAGATGATGAAACGCAACAGAAGATTGCCACATACGAAACAGAGATTGCAGACCTTAAGAAAGAAAATGCAGAGCTGAAGACTGAGAACGCACTCAAATTCGCATTGATGGCTGCCGGTGCAGTGGATGTTGATTATCTGGTATTCAAGGCAAAGGAAAAAGGTGAAATCAAACTCACTGAGGATGGAAAAATCAAGGGAGAGGATGATCTGATCACCGGCCTTAAGACACAGCATCCGGCTATGTTTCAGGTATCCAACGGCAATCAGCAGAATAACAGAAAGATTCTTGAAAATAATCTTCCAAACGGTGACAACGATAAGACAGTCACAAAAGAACAGTTCCTGAAGATGGGATTCAATGAGCGAATGAAGCTCAAAGAAGAAAATCCAGATTTATTTAAGCAGTTAAATACACATTAAGAAAGGTTAAAAAGGTGATGAAGAATGCCGAAAGGAAATTTTGGTGGATTTGCATTTGATGAAGAAGTATTTGCAGGCATGATGCGGGAAGCGGATTACTGGAAAAATCCAATTATTGCATCAGGCGTTATCCAGGAAGATTCAAGTATTATGGATCTGATTGGAGAAAAAGGAAATGTGGCAACAATTCCGATCTACAAGCCGTTGGATATCAATGAGGAGGGAATGGAGGCACTGAATAATGATGGTATGACCAACAATACACCAGTTGAAGTTTCCGGAAGTAAACAGACCTGTATGATGATCCAGAGAATGAAAGCATTCCAGGCGAAAGACTTTACAAAAGAGCTGACCGGTGCTGATCCGATGACAAACATTAAAGGTAAGATTGTTGGATATTATCAGCAGGTATGGGAAAACGAGTTAATGAATATTGCGAAGGCAGTGACTGGAGTGGCTAAACTGTCAGATCATGTGACTGATTTAACAAAGAACACCACTACACACATCGAAGCTGGTACTGTTTATGATGCAGAACAGGCGGCACTTGGGGATATGGCCGGTGGACTCGGTCTGATGGTTATGCATTCCATGATCTACAAGGAATATCAGAAAATGGGACTTGTTGATTTTGACAAATATGTGGTCAACGGTGTAATCCAGAAAGAGGTTACTCTTCCGACTATTGCCGGTAAGCACGTCCTTGTGACCGACCGGTTTACAGTGACTGGTTCTGCAGCTGATGCTGTATTCTCTACTTATCTGTTTGGAGAAGGTGCGTTCCTGTCCTGCGACAAGAAAAATTATGAGAATCAGTATACAACCAATTACGATCCAGAGGCATCTGCAGGTATTGACAAATTCTATACCAAACAGGGTAAGGTCCTTCATCCGAATGGTCTGTCACTTCTGGTTGACAATATTGCGAAAGACTCTCCAACATTTGCAGAACTTGGTGCATCAGCTAACTATGAGCTGAAATTCAACAGCAAGAATGTGAAGATGGGAGTTATCAAGTCAAAAGTCGGTACTGCAGTAGTCTAAAAGGAAGGTGATCCTGATGATATTGGCAGTTGATGAGATGATGAAATTACCGGAATTTACAGCGCAAAATGAAGAAGTAATTGCAGAAAAACTGAATGCTGCCGAGTCTATGATCCGTGTGTACACGCATAATAATTTCCAAAATCGCTTTGTCCGTTTTTTTGCCGACAGCTCTGGTGATTGCTTGTGCGGAACGTCAGATTTTCTGAAAGTTGGTGATACAATCCAGATTTCACAGTCCTATGTGAATGACGGATTGTACACCATTACTGAGATTGGAGACAACTTTATCAGGGTTGATCGGGAACTGTATAAATCACAGAATCTGGTCACTAAGGTAGAGTATCCGGCTGATGTTCGTGCAGGTGTTTTGGAACTTGTGAAGTGGGATGTTAAGAACCGAGCAAAGACCGGAATCAAGTCAGAAACACTATCCCGGTACTCTGTGACTTACTTTGACCAAGATGTTAACAATCAGGTGATGGGATATCCGGTCAGTTTACTCGGATTCTTAAAACCTTACATGAAAGCGAGGTTTTAACATGATTGGAGGTAACATTCAGGCGTTATTCCAAGTGAAAGAGAGTGGTGGTAAAAATGCCATAGGCGAGGGTGTAAACCAGTGGACTGATACAGTGTCCATCCACGGATGGTTGGATTTATCCACCGGTGATTCAAAGCACACGACCTTTTCAGCTAAGATTCAGGAGAGTACGCATATTTTTCTGTGTGACTTCGCTGATCTTAAAGCTGTTGGAGTTGCAAGTGATACTGCAAGGATGATTATAAACGGTGAAGTGTATGAAATCCTTATGATTGATGACCCTATGAATATGCATGAACATTTAGAAATCTATTTAAGATTTATAGGGGGTCAGTAGTATGTCAGTTGAATTTAAAGATAACACAGCAAAAATTAAAGCTGCATTATCTGAAGGGGTTATTGGATTCCTTCACGAAGCAGGTGGTGAAATACAGGCACAGACCCAAAGAAACAGCAGGGTTGATACCGGACAAACAAAGGGGTCTTACAAATATATGGTTGATGAAGGAAAAGATGAATCAACTGTTGCTATAGGTTCCGACCTTGAAAATGCGATTTGGGAAGAATTTGGTACTGGTGAATATGCACTGCATGGTGATGGAAGAAAAGGCGGTTGGGTTTATAAGAGTAAGAAAGACGGTAAATTTTACCATACTTACGGAAAAACACCACGACAACCACTCACGAAAGCATTTCAGAGTGTAGCCCCAAAGATAAAGAAACAGCTTGTAAATGTCATTAAACAGAATTTAGGGGGTTAATTATGGTTGATATGCTTGGTTTTATTTCTGATCAGCTTGATCAACTTGGTATTCCCTATGAATTTGGTGAATGGACAGGTGAAATTAGCTATCCTTACTTTGTCGGTTCGTTCAATGAAATTGAACACAGATTAGAGGACGGATATACAGGCGGTGTGCTTACACTTGACGGTTGGTCAAGGGGGTCAAAATTACCGCTTGCAGAAATAAATGACAAATTAAAAAAAGCATTTGAAGATTTAAGGGCAGTTCAGGAAGGAACTGCTTTTTTTATTACCTATTGGAACGGTTTAATGATTCCAACAGGTGAAGAAGATCTTTTTAGAATTACGATAACACTTAACACAAATGAGTGGAAAGGAGCATAAAAGAATGGGCTTAAAAAAGCATGGTATTACATCTGAAACTATCAAGAACATGATCTTGGGTGCAGGTGTGATCTATAAAAATTTGAAATACGAATCAGCCAGCAACGGTTGGACTGGTACACCACTTGGTGCAACTTCCGGTGGTCTTAAGTTCAACTACGAAGCGCAGTGGCTTGATATTGAGGTTGATGGTGCAACTGTACTGATCAAAGGTGTCAGCAAGCAGAAAGTTGGTGAATCTGCCACACTTGAAGGTCAGATGACAGAACTTACAGAAGATATTCTTGTAAATGCATTACACCTTGTAAAATCCACTTCCGAAGATACAACCTATGTCAAATATGTATCTAAGGAAAACATCACAGAAGCAGATTATCTTGAAAATGTTGCATATGTCGGAACACTTTCAAGCGGTAAGAATGTAATCATTATTTTACCGAATGCACTTTGTACAGAAGCGTTTGAGTTAGAAACAAAGAACGCTGAACAGACAACATTTGCTGTTAAGTTTGAGTGTACAGCTGATCTTGAAAACGACAGCTTAAACAAGTTGGATATTGCTATTTACTATCCAAACGCTGTTGTGTAGGGGGGGTGTGAATTATGCAAGTTGTAGTAGTAAGAGAATATACAGACAAGTATACAGGAGAAGGTCATGTAATCGGTGAAAAACTGGATATGACAGAAGAAAGATTTGCAGAAATTCAGGACAAAGGAATGTTTGTGGTTGATATTTCTGATGAAGTAGTGCAGCAGGAAACACCTGCAGTATCTGCTGAACAGGTAGAAGATCAGGAACAGGAAACAGTAAGTGAACAGACTGAACCTGTTGAACATGAAGAAACATCTGCACCAAAACAGGATAAACCTGCAAAAGGTGGTAGAAGAAACAGATCGAAAAAAGAAAGTGAGGATAAATAATCATGGCAGATTTCAGATTTAAGGATTTAACAGTTGATAACGCATTTGACTTTTGTGAGGTTCTTGCGGTTATCGGAGTAGAACAGGTTATTGGTGCATTTGACAAAGACGAGATTCAGCAGTTGCAGGAATCAGGTACAGACATGAAAGAAGTCGGTATTGTAATTGCTATGAAAGTATGTGGCATTCTGATCAAGAATATTTCCAAGGCAAGAAATGAAATCTGTAAGTTTTTTGCTAACTGTATGGAGTGGGACAACGGTACAGCGGTTACTACTGATGATGTGAAGAAATTCAAGCTGAAACGGTTTGTTGTCATGGTAAAAGATTTTGCTAAGAAAGATGATCTTATGGATTTTTTCGAGGGTGTTGCCGAATTAGTGGGTACGGAACAGAACGATTCGATGAGTGCTGCAACCGTAGATACGGTAACCCCTACAACTATTTAGATACAGCAATCAGCCGGGGGAAATTAGACGCTACTGTTAGAACAGTTCTGAAACAGGACAATGAAGATAAACAGTGGGACTTATACTGTGCAATCACAGCAAACCCACTTGCTGATGATGTTGGAAATTTTGAAGAATTTAAACAGCGGTTTATGAGTACAGCACCGAAAGTTGAAAAGACTGAACAAACTGAACCGACAATGAACAATGCACAGATTAAGTTACAGGTGGAAAAAGCAAATAAAATTCTGAATGGATTCGTGCCACCATTGAAAGGGGGTGGCTAATCGTTGGATATTTTTTCGTTGGTCGGAAAAATAACGATCAATTACGCTGATGCAGTGAACAACATTGAAAAGGTTTCAAAGTCTGCAAAGGACACTGCTGAAACACTGGAAAATGTTGACAAAAAGGCAGATAGTGCAGGTGACTCAGTAGAAGATGCCGGACAAGCTGCCAAGAATGCAGACAGTGGATTTACAACATGGAAAGCCACGCTTGCGAATTTAGCATCTACAGCAATCACAAAAGTAATTTCAGGATGTACACAGTTAGCTGAAAAAATGGCAGATGTGACAAAATCAGCAGTTGGTCACTATGCTGAATATGAACAGTTAGTTGGTGGTGTTGAAACACTATTCAAAGACAGTTCCGGTAAACTGATCGGATATGCTGAAAAGGCATATAAGACAGCAGGAATGAGTTCAAATCAGTATATGGACACAGCAACGTCATTTGCTGCTTCATTGATTCAGGGTCTTGGTGGTGATACTGCAAAAGCGGTTGAACTGACTAACCTTGCTATCACTGATATGTCAGATAATGCTAACAAGATGGGTACTGACATAGGTTCTATACAGGACGCATATCAGGGTTTTGCAAAGCAGAATTACACAATGTTGGATAACCTGAAACTTGGTTATGGTGGTACACAGTCTGAAATGATCAGATTGATAAATGATTCAGGTGTACTTGGTGAAAAGATTGAAAGTTTGGATAACGTAACGTTTGACCAAATGATTGAAGCTATTCACAAGATTCAGGACAACTTAGGTATAACCGGAACAACCGCACTTGAAGCAGGTACTACAATATCAGGTTCATGGAGTTCAGTACAGGCATTGTTTGAAAATATCCTGACAAAAGTAGGTTCAAAACTTGCACCTACAATCATGGGATTTTTACAGCAGTTGTCAGACTGGATGGAAACAATAGACTGGGATGCATTTGCAACGTCTGTCGGTGATGCCCTACAAAGGGTATTTGACTGGATCCAAAAGATTGATTTTACAACATTCTTTGAAAAAGGAATGGACGGTGTTGAAAACTTCCTTGAAAAACTAGGTGGTCTTATTGATGATGTGCATAAGATTATTCAAACGTTCAAGGATTGGTCACCACTGATAGCCGGAGTTGCTGCCGGATTCGTAACCTTAAAGGTTGCAATGTCAATATCATCATTGATTAGTGCCATAACAACAGCATGGACAGCATACAAAACGGCAAACGAAGGTGCTACTATTGCACAGTGGCTTTTTAATGCTGCATTAAATGCTAACCCTATAGTTCTTATTGTTACACTCATAGCAGGGCTTGTGGTTGCCTTGATCACATTATGGAATACCAATGATGGATTCAGAGAAGCAGTCACAAATATTTGGAATGCAATCAAAACGACTGTAACCAATGTAATCAATTCGATTAAGTCAGTAATCAGCAGTGTGTTCAATGCAATTAAGTCTACTATTTCAAGTATACTGAACAGCATTAAATCAACCTTTACAAGTGTTTGGAACAGTATCAAGTCAACGGTAGCTAATGTGATCAACGGTGTGAAGTCCACTATTTCAAGTGGTCTGAATGCTGCCAAATCTACGGTGAGCGGTGTACTGAATAGCATTAAGGCGGTTTTTTCAAATGTGTGGAATGGGTGCAAATCTGTTGTATCGAATGCGATTAATCACATAAAATCAATCATGCATTTTTCATGGTCATTACCACATTTGAAACTTCCTCATATTTCAATTAGTGGTTCTTTTAGCTTGAAACCTCCAAGTGTTCCACACTTTGGTATTGAATGGTACAAAAAGGCAATGGATGATGGTATGATCTTGAATCAGCCGACTATTTTCGGTTACAATGCGAAATCAAACAGGTTCCTTGCTGGTGGTGAGGCCGGAAGTGAAACAGTAGTTGGTACACAGAACTTGATGAACATGATTCAGGATGCTGTGAATAATGCCGGAAGTGGAAACGGTGACAGCGAAGCAACCCGTGCATTACTGGAAGCAATCTTTAATTGGATGCGGAATGGTGGATTGTATAAACTGCTGATTGATGTCCTGACGAACGGTGTAGAATTTGAATTTGACAATAGAGAAATTGCAAGGTTGGTGAAAAAGTATGCTTGATGTAGCAAGATACGTGAACCATCTGAACCAAAGTATTGACTTTGGTTCGGGTGGTATTTTTATTACAGATTCCGAACTTAGGAATTATGAATGGGAATATGATACTGATTATGACGAGATCACCAACTTCCATAAGGGTGTCAAGGCAAAGAAAATGAAGATAATCATTTTGGCATCTTCCGAGGAAGAGGGGATTGCAAAAAGAAATGATATCTTCCAGATCTTTGAATCTGATATCCTTGCGGAACAGTCGGGAAGACTGTATCAGGACGGCTATTACCTTAATTGCTATATCGTAGCATCGAAGAAAGCAAAGTGGTATCTGACAAAACGGTACATTGAGATCGAAGTTACCATTGCGACCGATCAGCCGGACTGGGTGCAGGAGAGAGAATTTAATTTCCTGAAGACAGAAGGAACAACCGTTGAAATGGACAATCTGAAGAAATATCCATACAAATACGGATATTATTATCTGAATCAGGTATCATCTTCCTCGATCAATAATGTTAGTATCACGGAATCAGATTTTGTGCTGCGGATATATGGTTCCGTATCAAAACCGCTTGTGAAGATTGGAGACAATACCTATCAGGTCAATGTATCGCTGAATGCAGGTGAACGATTGGAGATTGATTCCCGGAGAAAAACGGTAAAGCTGATACATACTGACGGGTATACAGAAAATGTTCTCTGGTCGGCGGCAAAAGAGTATTACATATTTGAGAAGATTGCGTCCGGTACACAGATTATTGCGTGGGACGGTAGCTTTTCATTTGACTTAATCCTCGTTGATAAAAGGAGTGAACCATTGTGGAAGTAATGTACACAGACGTAAACAGGCTTCCACAAGGGAGCCTTGAAAAATATTCTGTTGATCTGGAACTCGGAGGCAATAATGACTTTGAGCTTCAGATGAACGTAAAAAATCATTGCATGAGTGCCGGATGCATCTGGTATGTAAAAGATGAGGAATATGGCGGGATTGTGGATGATGTAAAAGTCGACACAGAAAAATCCAAAGTATATTATTCCGGAAGAAGTTGGCGTGGCGTTCTGGAAAAGAAAGTGATCAGACCGGACACCGGAAAGGATTACCTTGTGGTATCCGGAGATGCAAATGATATCCTTGCGTTGCTGATAAAGCGGTGTGATCTGATAGATCTGTTTGCTGTTCCTGGAACATCTTCCGGAATACAGATAAGCAGCTATCAATTCCAGAGATACGTCGATGCTTATTCAGGCATTGTAAAAATGCTGTCTGCTGTTGGGGCAAAGCTGAAAATCATTTACAACGACAAGGATTCTTGTGTGAATATATCAGCTGTCCCGATCGAAGATCTGTCAGAGAAATATGAGTATTCCGATGACTACGGAATGAAGATCATTATCGAAAAGAAAACCGGAGGGGTGAATCATCTAATCTGTCTCGGAGCTGGCGAGTTGGCAGCTAGAACGGTGGTTGATCTGTATGTAGATAAGACGGGAGAGATCACCGAAAAACAGGCGTATTTCGGAGAATATGAGATCGCAGAAACATACGATTATGGAAATTCTGAATCAGCTACAGAGCTGAAAGAAAAAGGAATTGAACATCTGAAGGAACTGAAAAGTTCGGATTCTGTCTCTGCATCGTTCAGTAAATTAGACGTGGATATCGGTGATATTGTTGGTGGAAGAAACCGGGCGACAGGAATTGTTCTGAAAGAACCGGTCACGCAGGAAATTGTAAAAATAAAAAATGGCATAGAAACTATAACGTATAAGGTTGGTGAGGAATAACAATGGCAACAAATTATTTAGATACAGGAGATACAGGACGTGCAGTTAGTGCAGAATCTGACGGTGCACTATTTGCCGGGATTTTTGGAGCTGAAAAATATGTATTGGAAAATGGCAGCCAGTTCAAGGCAGAGGTACAGTCCAATAACATTGTAAAAATCTCTGACGGTGATGCAGTTATGTACGGACGACACGTAAGGATCCCGGCGAATGATAGTGCGCTGGTGACTATTAACAATGGACATTCTGGAACGAACAGGATTGATCTGATCGTGTTCCGTTACACAAAAGACAGCACCGGAAAAGAAACGGTTGATCTGGTTGTGATCCAGGGAGAAGATTCCACCGGAACGGCTACAGCACCAACGGCGGTAGATGGAAACATTTTGACTGGTGCAATGCAGTCAGACTTCCCTCTGTATAGCGTGGAACTGAATGGAATCAATATTGTAAAGGTGAATCCGCTGTTTAATGTGATCGGTAATATCAGCAAGTTAAAGGAAGAGCTTACTGAATTAAATAGCAAATTAGGAAATGTAAAAGCAGATTTAACAAAAGCAAATAATAATATTGCAATCATAAACAGTAATCTGATTTCAATCGTAGAACGTGGAACCAAAAATAACTACAATTACACAAAATATTCCAACGGCGACATGGTTATGTGGAGTAAATATACTTGGAATACCAATCTTGCAACCAGTTGGTATAACTGGTATTTTGCTTCTAGTGCTGCGGTTGGTTTTCCAGTAGCATTCAAGCAAGCGCCTTTAATTATAGTATCTCCGGCAAAGACTAACGAACTGTATGGTCTTGGAGTTACCGAAGTGACTACAACCGGGTACACGCTTACAGCATATAGTCCAAAGCAAGGAATGTGTTATGTACAAGCTGATATGCTTATAATCGGTAAATGGAAGTAATGCATTCAGTTCTTTTTGTATAAAACGAATGCATTTAACAATGCGTTACATGCACCAGTTCCAAAATTATGTCCTTTTGTGTAAATCAAATTACTTCCACTATTGTAATAGCATGAGGAAACATTAATCCATACATCCCAATTTCCAACCAAATCGTAACCAATAATGCCGACTGGAGTATAGCCACTCACTGTTGGCGCTTTAATGTAACATTCAAAATCCTTTCCTGCGCCAACGTTTATATTACTCTTTACCGTTACCTGCTTTACAGACAGTAAACTTTTTAAATTATTGCTCATTGTTGTTTCTGCATTTTTTAATTTGCTATTTAACTAAGAATCACTCCTTATTGCTGTTAATATAGTTACATATAAAA